TTGCTCACTTGGTTTATTTGGTAAGAAATCAGCAAGATTAAATAGACCATATTGATCAATAACGGCTTGTTCCTCTGCTGTTATTGCAGATTCTTTTCTAGCCCAATTCGAAGTAGTATAATCAGCATACCCACCTTTCTGGGTTTTTTGTACACGAAAATCTAAACCCCTAACATAATCAGTTGGTAATTCTTCTAATTCAGTATCCATGAGTGCGGCCTTAATAATAGTAAAAAGTTGCGGACTCATGATAAATCTACGAATTGAATTTTCTGGAGTAGTTTCTTCATCCATTGGATTTGTACGTACAAACCCTTGAAAAATATAACTACGTTTTTTCCAGTATTTGCGACCAAGATCTTCAAGTCCTTTATCTTTAAACCAGGTACGAACCTCAGCTAAGATAGGACAAGCGTCTCCCCACATTTCTACACACGGAACCTGAACTAAAGGATTTTTATTATCCGATGGTTGATCTTTAATACCATTAAACGGTAATCGAATCATTGCTCGTTCAACCCAGAAAAATGAATTGCTGGTGTCGGAATCGGGTAAGAATCTAAGTGTTGCATTCTCTCCTTCTCTGATATTCCAGTGTGGATATATAGCGTTATCGCCGACGAAATTGCCGGTATTTTTTGTCTCTGCGGCTTGCAGTTTAGCACGAATTTCAGTTAATGTTGCCATTATATGTCTCCTTATATGCCTTAATTTGCCTTTTAATATGCCTTACATAAATCTGTAAAATACATTTATAAACAATTATATATGTATATTACTCTTATGTCTAGTATTTATATTACCGAAACAGAAACCATAAAAAAACGCACCATTATGTGCGTATTTTATTCATTATGTATTTTATTTAACTTCTTCTATATTACTAGGATCAAATATAACAATACCTTCTACTGGATTGTCACTTATTGCTCCATCATACCCTTTATCTTGTAATGCCATTTTTAACATAGGACCAAACATTGGATCATTACTATATTCCCAAGGTTGGAAACCCATTTTTATTTTTATTTCTCCAAATTCATCAGATATTTTATCAGCCATTTTTAATCCAGGCTTAACTTTATATTTTTTTACTACACCGTCTGTTAATTGAGTTAGAAAATAGTCTGCAGAACTTTTATCCCAGGTAAGATATACGCCATCGCCCATTGCGGCTAATCCTGTACCTTTTCCAGTTGCTTTTTCTTCTGCTCTATAAAATATACCTTTGGAAATTGATTGTAAATTGCTCCAAAGATCTTCATGCATTGTTACTTCAAAAATTTTCATTATAGATACTTGTCCTGCATTTTTGTGACATAATTAATATCTTTACCAGTATTTAATCTTAATATAACATTATCTAATTCATCTTTAATTTGGCCTGCTAACTCATCATCACCACTTTGGTTAGCTTGATTTAAATCAGCTTTCATTACTTTAACAACTGGTACACGATTGTTTATAGCGTCATCTATTGTCGTTGATGATGCTATTCCAGCTGTAATAACACCGGCCGCTACCAATCCATTTATAAAATTAGTTATTTTACCTTCGTAAATATCTTCTATTCTGCCTTTTTCGGTTAATGTACCTCTGTCTAATTCTTCTGAAAGTGATTTCATCTTACTCTCATCAACAAGTTTTACAGGTACTGATATGGTGCCTTGCGTATCTGGATCTAAGTATAACATATATGGTTTGCCATCAATTATTCCCTTAAAATCTTTATGTGTTTTTTTCCATTCTGCTTTAGTTATAGTTGTTAAGTCACCCACTGGGTCAATTTCTGCTGGCTCTGCTCCTTCACCCATTGTATTTGGTTCTACATTATCCATATCAGTTTTATGTAATTTTCCATCTTTTGATCTAAATATTACTGCATTATCAAATAATTTTATTTCTTCTATAGTGCCGGCGGTATCACCTTCTATAGTTTTAATACTATCACCTACTGTAGGAACATATACTTCTTCAGGTTCTGATACATCAGTTACATCAGTTTCATTAGTCCATGCGTTAAATGCTTCAACTTCATCCATATCACGTACTTCTAATTTTGCAAGTATTGGTAGGGCTTCTTCAATTCTTGAATCTAATAACTTTTCTGTGAATAATTCTTTGATACGATTGACTGTTTCTTTTTGTAATTGAGTATCTTGCTTTTCAAACGCCTCGACTTCTTCTTTATAACCTCTACGTCCGATCATACGTCTAACTTTACGTTTAACATCACCTAAATGTCTAATACCACGTTCACTTAACCCTTCAGACTGTACTTCTTGCCATTCTTGTCCTTTAGCATAACGTGTAAACTTACTTAATGTTTGTATATCATCAACTAATTCACAAATATATTGACCAACTGCATCATAAGGATTTCCACCTTCAGATACATGTCTTGCCATAGCTTTTCCAGCAAAAATTTTAATAAATGGTAATTTAAATCTCTCACCAGCTGAATTTTCAACATATAATGCTTTAACATTTCTAAATCGTTGTTGACCTTCTTCTACTGGTTTAGTGTGTACTATTTTTAATTTTGTTTTTTGTGGTTGATTAGTATATGATGTTTTTTTATAACCATAATATTTACTTTCTTGAACAGTACTCATAGACTGCATTGCATATTTTAACTTGTTAATATTTTTCAATGTAAAATTTAATATATGTCTACGAGCAAATTGACGTATTTGATACAAAAAGTCATACCAAATATTTTTATCCTCAGCCTCCATACCTTTACCCAAGGTATCACTATAGAATACTTCTATAGCATCATTATCTTTATCAATAGTAATGACTACAGTACCATAATGATTATCGTTACTATTATATTCAAAACTAAATAAATCTGCTTCTGATGCATCTTGAATTTCTTTGCCCATTGAATTACGAATAGATACTTTAAAATTCTTTGCTAGAAGAATATCGAATAAATCTTGTCGGGTCTGTTCTAATGATACCATGATAACGTATTTATCTTAATGTGTCATTTAAGCTAGAAAAGGATAAACGGCATAGGTTCTTGAATAGCATCTTCATGGTCTGTCATAGTTTCACTAAGACCTCTATCAAATTCTTTTAATTGTTGTAACATACGTATGACTAACACCAAAGCCATTACTAAATCGTCAGTTTCGCCTGGTTTTGCCGAAAAACTTGTACCATATGCTACAAATGTCTTTAATTCTGAAACCAGTGCCTTAGATTTTATTTTTAAACGTCCAGATTCCACTAAATTTTTTAATTTAGCACAACTTGATAACTTTGATTGGTGTGTAGTATTAAACCCTCTACGAAAAACTCTGCTACCCGACGCTCTTTTAGTTTCTGACAGAAATATTCCTGGAATATTATCTTCGCCATATTCTGCAATACTCAATATTGCCGCTTCGCCAATAGTATTATTTTCTACAGAATAATATACCTGGTTCATATCACCAGACTCCTCAGCAAGCCGATCTATAATTTGTGTAAAAACTTTAACTTGGCGGGGTATATTAGTTTTATTATGTTTCCATTCTGCTACTTGATTTAATGTCTTAGCATTAAAAACCTGTATTGCGGCCGGATCACCACCTGTACCTAGACTAGGATCCCATCCTACTGCATATAAAACGTCCTTTTTAGGTTTTTCATACCAACGTACTTGACCTGTTATGTCGTGAGGATCAATCCCTTGTAAATCTAAAAGTTTAATTGACGAAATTAAAGTTTCATCATTAATAATAAATTCACATTCATGTTCACGTCTGAATCGTTCTTCACCTAAATTATTACGCTCTGTAACTGCCCATGCCTCATCTCTTTCAGGGTGTTCTTTCCAATATGATCTAAATGCTCTGAACCCATTCGTTCCTATTTTTGCTATATTACCATATTCATCTTCACATTTATTTGCTAATTTCCATATAAGTGCAAATTGATCTTCATCTGAGTTGGGTGTTGATGTAATAATTGCTTTACCACCTGTTGTTAAAGTAGGTGATATAGAAGTCCAAAATTCTTTAGCAATATTAGGACGAACAAATGCAAACTCATCACAATATAAAAGTGATATAGACATACCACGTCCTGTATTTTCTGTAGTTGTTTGTGCTACTATACGACTACCATTATCAAATTCTAAACTATTTTTATTATAACCAACTACACCAGCCCTAATATGATCTGGACAACTTTCATATCCGTATCTAACACGTTGCATAATTTCCTGAGCACCTGCATACTTATGTGCCGCTACTAAAATAGTTGAATCAGGAATAAACATAGCATACCATAACAAATATCCAGCCGCACTAGTACTCTTTCCTGTTTGTCTAGGCATCATTGATATAGAAAATCTATAATTATGATACGTTCCGATTAATCTAGTCTGATAATCCCATGGGTGATATCTAATACTACCTCTAGTTGGGTGCTGAATCATAAAGAAATTATCCATAAAAAACAACGGACCTGTATCAGGGTCGGCGCATTTAGCGACATGTTGGATCTGTTCTTGGGTATATTTTGTTTTTTTGTGTGCTCTTTTAACAAGAACACCTTCTAATGACCTAGCCATACTATTATTTATTGGTTAAACTAATGACTAGATTGGTTTTTCGCCAGTTAAGTGAGGGCGGGAGAACCATAATTTAATATATTCGTCAGATCCTGGTTTAATATTGTGTTTTTTCTGTAATGCAACTTTTTCTGCCGCGGTTATTGAAGGATTTGACCCTTGACCTGTTGGTGTTGTTGAATTACTATAAACACCTTGGCCTATTCCTGATAGATATTTTAATTCTTCTAAAGTCATATAGTTATTTACTATAATCAATAAACTTTACACTATTAATTAAATCATAATCTTGTTCATATGCTTCTTTAATTTTACTTACTAGATCATTATTCTTAGATAATGCATCTTTAATTTTATTTGCAATAATAAGAGTATTATTTGTAGTAGCATTACGAGGGCAATTAATAGGATCTTCAAGATTAAGATACTTTTTAAAATTATTATCAAAGTTATTGTCTAATAAAAAGTAAGTTTTCTTTTTAATTTGAGAAAGACACTCATCAAAGAAATAAAATTGTGGCCAGGTATGATCATCGAATTGCCAAATAACATTAAAAATAATTCTTTCTATTGCTAAATTATAAAATTCATTAAATATTTGTGGTGTTATTTTATCATCATTAACAACATAACTAGAAAGATATTGTGAAATTCCAGATATCCAACGATTAACAGGATCTCTTAATACTATTATCGCTTCGCTTACATTATCACTATTTTTATATGTTTTTGACTCCCAATTATTATTAACCAACCAAACAGAAATATAAGAACTAGCATTTTTAGGAATATTAACATAAAACTGATTTTTACTATGACTTAAATGTCCACTACCATAACCAAGCCCTTTATTATTAAGATGTTTTGCTATTTGTTTTAATAACTTCTGGTGTGGAATGTCTATACGAAAGGGTGGGGTTGTTAAATGCATAACTTAAAATAAAAATTACTTAGTTAATCCACGTTCTTGTAGTAATTTCCTGTTTATTAAATGTGCTTCTACAATTAAATCCTTATTTTGTCCATAATAGGCTACAGCATATCCTTCACTACACATTTTTAAATTAAAATTTACATCATCAATAAAAATTTCGCCAAGAATACGACCAAATTTTCCTGTTTCGTTGCCTTTATGAGTTTTCATTACAAGATTCTGTCCGTTTTTTAACGCATCTTTTAAGTAATTCTTACTTAATATGCCAAGAATCTTTTCTTCTTTATCTCGGGTGCGAGACTCGGGTGTGTCAATACCATATAACCTAACACGACTGCGATATAAAATATCAAATCCTAAATCAATAATAACATCTATTGTGTCACCATCAACAACTTTTACAACCTTATTAATACGATACGAAAAATCTGTTTTTGCTCCTAAGATCGGATTTGCCACGCTTATGTATCCTGATCATCATCATGGTCTTGAGCATATTTACGTATCATACTCGTACGCTGAGAAAGAGGTTTTTCAGTATACTGTGGCTCTTTTGGCACTTTAGTCCAGGTCGCTTCGGTCATATCTGATACATCATCATCTGTATAATCAATCTTAGGATTATGTTTTACAGATAAAAATTGATAAAGACCTTTGTGATTTTTATGTTTTGCCCAATATCTAGAAAGATGATAAAACATGTGCCCGAGTGGTCCTGTTAATATAGCCGACAATATAACAAGTTTAGATAATAAGTCATCATTAAAGGTTAATCCTGAGATTGCTATTACTATATCGTGAAGAAGATATTGAAATAATCCTCCTATTAGCATACCCAGACAAAAAGATTCCATTAGCAATTTATTTGCTGATATTGGTTTCTTACCTAGTGATCTATTTGCTCTTTTATGAAGAACTATAAGACCAACGAGAACAAAACTCGCGAGTATTATAGGGAACAATAGAGTAAACCAGGCTATTGGCATACTCCACCAGGAATCTGATGTTGTTACATAAACTGTTGTTTCCATATTTTTTCCTTGTCATTTTATGACTTTTTATTATTTATTAAAACCCTTGAATCCTATCACGGGTGACTTCTTATTCGTATCGTCAAGTTCCTTGCTTGGACCTTTATCAACTTCATGATAAGGCATTCCTAATGCCTTACAGGCCGCTTTATACATTTCTCTTTCTACTGGGGTATATTGACCCACATACATACTGTTTCCTATATCACTTTCGGGAGGAATATCGTCAATATTGTCGGGGTATTTGGCCATCATCATACTTGCACGATATAAATTATAATAACGATCCTGTCCACGTGAAGTAGAATAACCTGGGGTCGCGGCTTTATGAGTAACTAGAGGAGCAACTTTAGAGTTTTTTTCTTGGAGGAATTCTCGAGCTTTCATACTGGCCTACTTCTTCTGTTCTGCCAGTGTCCAACCTTCACTTCTATGAGCATCCCATTCGTCTTTATCGATTACAATAACACTATCAGTACCATCTTTATTTGGTTTTGTTATCATCATTTCCTTTTCAGGATCTTTAAGCTGTCTTGGTAAATCATCTTCTTTTACAGAAATATTAGCTAAAGACTTTATTCTATCTAATTCTTCGTTGGCCTCTATAGAATCTTTTCTATTAGCAACTTTCATGGCGTTAAATAAGGCCTTAAATGCAAGTGTTTTATCTTTGCGATGATCATGTAAACTCCAACCTTTGTGGTCTTTTCCAATAGTAAAACGTCCATCATCTGAAACATACAGATAAAGTTTTTCACCTGTTCCAGATTCACCTTCATATTCTTTATGCCATTTAATATCGCCTGGGCCGCCATCGCCTTGGCTGAAATCGTCAGCGGATTCGCCATAATATCCATAATCTTCATCAGTTCCATAACCAGCAGAAGCTAATGTGTCTGCATCTGCATCCATTGGATCCCAATCATGTTCATCATATGAATCAT